TGCTGCCGAACGGGCGGCGCGAAGGCAACGAATGGCGCGTCGGCTCCATCCACGGCGAGCCAGGCCGCTCCATGGCGGTGCACCTGACCGGCCCCAAGGCCGGCGTCTGGTGCGACTTCGCCTCCGGCGAGGCAGGCGACGCGCTCGACCTCATCGCCGCCGTGCTGTTCGCCAGCGACAAGCGCCAGGCGGTGGCCTGGGCGCGCCGCTGGCTCGGCCTCGATGCCGGCCAGGACCCGGCGGAGGCCGAACGCCGCCGGCTGCTCACCGAACGCGCGCTCGCCCGCGCGCCTGATCCGGATGACGATGCAGCGCGGCGGCACATGCAGCGCGTCGCCCTCGCCTTCTGGGCCAGCGCGCGGCCGACCATCATCGGCACGCCGGTCGACGCTTACTTGCGCGGCCGCGCCATTAATCTCGCCGAGCTCGGCCGCCAGCCGCGCGCGCTGCGCTTCCACCCCTCCCTGTTCCACCGCCCGAGCGGCCAGCGCCTGCCCGCCATGGTCGCCGCCATCACCAGCGCACACGGCGCGCACGTCGCCACACACTGCACCTGGCTAGCGCACGACGCGCGCACGGGCCGGTGGCGCAAGGCGCCGGTCGAGCCCGCCAAGATGGTGTTCGGGCCGATGCGCGGCGGCACTATCCGCCTTTGGCGCGGCGCGTCCAACAAGCCGCTCGCCGACGCGCCGCCCGGCGACGTCGTCGCGATCGCGGAAGGGATCGAAAACGCGCTGACCGTTGCGCTCGAATGCCCCGAGTGGCGCGTGCTCGCCGCCGTGTCCTCGGGCAACCTGCCGGCCATCGAGCTGCCGCCGCAGTGTTCCGAGATCGTCTTGATCGCCGACCGTGACGGCGAGAATCCCCAGCCGCGGCGCGCGCGCGAAGCCGCAATCGACCGCTGGCTGCGCGAGGGCCGACGCGTGCGCGTGGCCACCCCGCCGGCCGGGTTCAAAGACTTCAACGAGGCCGCGCAGGCCTGGGCGGCGCGCGCCGCCGCAGCCAAGCAACAAGCGGCGGAGGACGGCGCGGCATGACGATCCGCCGGCTGCGATCCGTGCTGCGCGAGGCCGACGACGCTGGCCGTCAGCCGCAGCTGCTGCCCGAGGGCTGCCCGGTGACACCGCTCGGCACGCAAAACGGTTTGTTCTTCTACCTCTCCGCCTTGGGAGAGCTGCGGGTGCTGACGGCGCGCGAACACTCGAAGCTGAACCTGACGGCGCTCTTCAGCCCGCACCATGACTTTCTCGCCAAATGGCATCCGCGCGTGAACAGAGACGGTCAACCCACCGGCGACTTCGCCGCCGAGCGCGTCGCCCGTGACCTTATGCACGCTTGTGCGCAGATCGGCGTCTGGAGCCCTGAGACGCGCGTGCGCGGCCGCGGCGCGTGGCTCGGCCGTGACGGCGACCTGATCCTGCACTTGGGCGACACGCTCTACGTGCGCGGGCGATACGAACCCTGCGGGATGCGGGATGAATACGTCTACCCCGTGCTGCGCGCGCGGCCGCGTCCCGCCGACGAGCGTGAGCCCGGTGGCGTCGACGGCGCGGCGATGGAATTGCGCACGCTGCTCGGCTCCTGGGCCTGGGCACGGCCGAAGCTCGACCCCATGCTGTTCCTCGGCTGGATCGGCGCGGCCATGGTCGGCGGCGCGCTCCCCTGGCGGCCCGCTGTTTGGATCACGGGCGACAAAGGCACCGGCAAGAGCACGCTGCAGGACGTGCTGCGCGGCCTGTTCGGCGACGGCGAGGGCATCTACACGCTGGCCGACGCGACCGAGGCCGCCATCCGCCAGCGGCTGAAATACGACGCGCTGCCCATCGCCTTCGACGAAGCCGAGGCCGAGGAAGACAACAGCCGCCTCGCCGCGGTGGTGAAACTCGCGCGTATCGCGTCCTCGGGCGGCACCATCATGCGTGGCGGCGCTGATCACGAGGGCGCCGAGTTCCACGTCCGCTTCTGCACGCTCTACACCTCCATCCTGCATCCGCCCATGTCGGCGCAGGACCGCAGCCGGATCGCGTTTCTGCACCTGCGCAACCTGCCGCCCGGTGCGATGATCCGGCTTGATCCTGCGCACCTCGCGCGGCTTGGCCGCCGGCTGCTGCGGCGGATGGCTGATCGCTGGCCAGCGCTGACGCAGGGTGACGCGCCGATCCTCGGCCAGTGGCAGGCCGAGCTGATGGCGCGCGGCCTCGACTATCGCGGGGCGGCGCAGTTCGGCACGCTGCTCGCTTGCGCCGACGTGCTGCTGCACGACCACCCGCCCGACGGTGAGACGCTGCGCCGTGTCACCGAGAGCGTGGTGAACGCCACCGACGAGGACCGCGCCGATGAGCTCGCGGACTGGCAGCGCTGCATTCAGCACCTGGTCAGTTCGCTCGCGCAGGCGAAGTGGTCTGGCGGCGAGCAACGCACCATCGGCACGCTGATCGCGATCGCCGCCGGCCGGCCGGTGATGGCCGACAACCAGGTGCCGACGCGTGCCGATCGCGAAGAGGCGCAATCCGTGCTCGCGAGCTACGGGTTGCGGATTCACCCCGATCTCGACGGCCCCGACCTGGCGGTGGCCAACGATCACCGCAACCTGGCGCACCTGTTCGAGGCCTCGCACTGGCGGGCGCGCAGCGGCGCGTCCGGTGTCTGGCGACAGGCCTTGCTACGCGCTCCAGGCGCGCGGCCGAGCAGCAGCGCGGTCCGGTTCCGCGGCCCGCAGGCGCGCGCGGTGCTGGTGCCGCTTCGCCACGTGCTTGGCGACGACGGCGCGGGGGCGTGAACGTGCGTGCCATGGTACCCCACGCGCAATCGGCCCTGGATCGCGCTGTAATGGCCTCCGCCTCTCGCCGCTACCACCCTAGCGGCCTGCCCCGTCGGACGCATCCAGAGCCCTCCTACGGGCTTCCAGACGGGTGTTTCTCGGTCGACCTTGGTCGGCGACCTGTCAGCGGGTCGGCTGCAGATTGCGCTTGCATGCGAGCCCCGACCCGTGGCAGGGGTTCGGTCAGTCGTCAGCGCGCGTGGCTGAAGGGCGCTGGCGGGGCTCCGCGCCCGGAAAACCTAAGGAAATCAACCGGGACAAGGCGGGACAGCACCGTTACACGCAGCTGTAACGGCCAACCCCTTGAAATCGCTGACAAAAGTGCCGCCGTGACACCGGGACAGGCGTTTTGCGCCTTCTCCAGCGGTTGCGTTCATGCGCGCGCGCGCGAATGTCACGGTGTAACGCTTATCACTTTTATTAGAGATATCAATAAGTTAAACGGGACACGGTGCGGGACAGCAACGGGACGCTGTCACGCCCCCTTGTCGGGGCGAAGTAAGCATAAACAAAGGGCTAGCTATGCGTCCTCGCGGGCCGGTTGAAGGCGTGGCGGCCGTTTTGGCGGCCACATTCGACCCCGCGCAGCCGCCTGTACCGGCCGCGGAGCAGCTCGCGTTGCTGCCCGGCGGCGAGGCCGAGGCCGAGGCCGACGCGGCGCGCGCCGAGCTGGTCGAGCAGCCCGCGCGCGGCCGGCCCAAGGGGTCGAAGAACCGCCGGACCGAGGAATGGGCGCGCTATGTGACCAGCCGCTACGGCTCGCCGCTCGAGGCGCTGGCGCGGGTGATGCACGACGGTCCCGCCGCGCTCGCCGCCGAGCTCGGGGTCAGCCTGGTCGAGGGGTTCGACCGCTGGCTGCGCGTCACCGAGGCCCTGCTGCCCTACGTCCACGGGAAGCAGCCGACGGCGGTGACGCTCGACGGCGCGCCGCCCGCGCCCGTCCTGCTGCAGGTCACCCCGGACGCGGCGATGCGGATGGCCGCCTCGCCCGAAGAAGCGATGGGGGTTCTGAAAATCGCGTTGAATCAAGACCTTAGCGACGCGGTCGCGGGCGAGTCTAACGGCGCGGAGTCTAACGATGGCTGGTGAACCCGCAGGAAACCGCCATTTTCCCGACGTCGTCCGACTGATCGCCAATCAGTTGCTCGCGGCTGCCGCCCCGGCCTGCTCGCACGCTGATCGTGCGCGCCGGGGGCGCTTGCGCGCGCGCCCGGCCGCGTGCGTTCGCGACCCCCGGGGGGGCCAAAACCGGCCGGCCTCGCGCGTCGCCGCCTCTCTGTCCGTCAAGCGTAAAGGTTTGACCGATCCCCGCCTAAAGCGGGCCGGGGAAACATTGCCAACGATCCGCGGAGGCGCGGGGCCATGAGCCAGGCCGCCACCACCTTCCGCGCGCCCGGGCCGATCAGCGCCGCGTTCCTGGAGAACACGCACGAAATCTCGGTGCTGTGGGGGCCAGTCGGGTCGGGCAAGACGGTGACCGCGCTGATGCGCGGCATCATCGTGTCCTACTTCGCGCACCCCGAGCGCGACGGCGTCCGCCGCGTGAAAGGCGCGGTCATCCGCCGCACCTTCCGCGACCTTTGGTCGACCACGATCCCAAGCTGGTGGACCTGGATCCCGCAAAGCTCCGGCCGCTGGACAGGCGGCAAGGACGAGCCCGCCACGCACGAGCTGGTGCTGACCCACCCCGATGGTGGGCGCATCGAACTCATCGTCGAGTTCAAGGCCTTCGGTGAACAGCGCCTGGAAGAGGCTTTGCGCGGCTGGGAAGGATCGTGGGCTTACGTCGACGAATGCGACCTGCTCGACGAACGCGCGCTGCCGTGGCTCCTCTCACGCTGCGGCCGCTATCGCCTGGCGCAGCAGGTCGACCCCGAGCGCAATCCGCCGCGCCGCTTTGTTTGGGGCACGTGCAACGCCACCGATACCGACCATTGGCTCTACCGCGATATGGTCGAGCAGCCGCGCGAAGGCGTGAAACTGTTCCGCCTGCCAGGCGGCCTTGATCCCAACGCCGAACGTCCGCCGGGCATCACGCGCGAATACTACGAGACCCTGCGCCGCACCATGCAGCCCTGGGAGGCGCGGCGCTTTGTTGACGCGCTGCCGGGCTACTCGCGCGACGCCGACCCAGTGTTCCCCGAGTTCAACGCCGCGCATCACGTCGCGCGCGAGCCGCTGCGGCCTATCCCGTGGCGGCCGCTGGTGATCGGCATCGACGCTGGCGGCACGCCCGCCGCGACCTTCTGGCAGCGCGACACGGCGGGGCAATGGCGGGGCTTGGCCGAGCTGGTCGCGCCGCCCAACGGTGTCATGGGGCCGAGGCGCTTCGGCGAGGCGCTGGCGCAACTGCTCGCCGAAGAGTTCCGCGAGGTCGACCCGAAGTCGATCGTCGGCGTGGCTGACCCCGCCGCGGCCTATGGCGCCGACCGGCTGGCCGGCGACGACGACTGGATCGAGACCGTCGCGCGCGTGGCGCGTATCCGGATCATTCCTGCGCCGACCAACAAGATCGCGCCGCGGCTGGAAGCCATCCGCCGACCGCTCACGACTTGGATCGACGGCGTCACCCCTGGCCTGATCCTGTCGCCGACCATGAAGCGCACGCGCCGTGCGCTGGAAGCCGACTACCGCTTCCGCCGCGTCGCCATGGGGCCTGGCCAATGGCGGCGCGAAGACGTGCCCGACAAGCACAGCCCGAACGGCGCGAGCCATATCGCCGACAGCGTGCAATACGCGCTGCTGCACCTCGGCGGCTACGCCGAGGCCAAGGCGCGCGACCCGCGCCCGGCCGCGCGGTTCACCGCGCCCATCGTCGCCACCACCGGCTTCCGCGTGTGAGGAGAACCCGACCATGCCCGTGACCACCATCACGCTCGACCCCGGCCAGAAGCACCACCGCCGCGGTGGCGATGGCGAGCTGCAGCCTAAGCCCGCGCCCGTGCCCGCCGAGGCGCTGGCCGAGCCCAAACCGGGCGAGCCCCTGCCGCCCTCCGCCGACCCGGACTTTGTCGAAGGCCCGCCGCCGCCGCGGCCGACGCTGACCATCACGCTGCAGCCGCGCCATCACGAATGGCTGCTGATGACCGCCGCGCGCGAGGGCCGCAGCCCCGAGAGCATGGCCGAGGCGCTGATCCGCCAGGCCTACGCCGCCGATCCGATGCGCGTGCGCTCCACCCTGCCGCAAGGGCCGGGCCAGCCGGCCGGGACGGCGCGGCGATGAAGCCCGCACCGATTGCCGTGCTGCCGGACGACGGTCAGGGCGGTGTGGAATACCTGCCGGTGCCTGACCTGACGCCGGAGGAGGTGGCCACCTTCGACGCGGCGCGGCGCGTGCTTGGCGTCACCGAGGGCGAGCTGGTCGCCATCGGCCGCGCGTGGTGGAACAAAACCGGCCGTCACCTGATTCGCGCGCCCGACTGGCGCAACCCCGACGCCGGCATTCGATCCCGCATCACGCGCGGCCTGCCGTTTGAGCAACTCACCCCGATCGAGCAGCAGCGTGTGACGATCGCTTGTTGGCTGCACAAGATTGTGCCGCTGTTGCAGGCGGGGCAGCCGCTCGATCCGCTGCACCGTGGCCATTGAGCGGACCATGTGGTTTGTGGGCTTCCCCACACACGACAGCCGCGTTGCCCCGCGCGGTGGCTGGCGCTGGTGGCGCTGGTTCACGCGGCCCGGGTATCGGCATGTCTGCGCCTGGTGCGCCGCGGCCGATGGCGGCACGGTGTTCATCGATCCGCTGGCCGGCGGCCTCGTCGTCGAACACTTCCCGCAGCCCGTCGAGATGGTGACGCGGCACTTTGTCGATGCCGACGTCTGGACGCTCGCTTATCCCGCCGCGCCGCCGAAGGTGCATCGCCGCCCGCCGCTGCGCCCGTTGCTCACCTGCACAGAGGTCGTCAAGGCCGCGATCGGCCTGCGCGCCTGGTGGGTGATCACCCCGCGCCAGCTCGCGCGCGCGCTGCGCCGCCGTGGCGCCGTGCCCGTGCTTCCCGTCACCTCGCTTCCCCCCAGCCACACAGGAGCCTGAGCCATGGGTGCGCTCTTCTCTCCGCCAAAGCCAAAGGGGCCGGACCCCAGCCTGATCGCGGCGCAGAAGCAGCAGCTGGAAGACGAGCGCAAGCGCCGCGAGCAGCTCGAGGCCGAGAAACAAAGCCGCCTGCGCGCCATGCTCGGCCGCAGCATGGGGCGCGTCAGCCTGCTCGGCGGCCCCGAATACGGCGTGCCCAACACCGATGGTGCGGAGAAGCTGGGATGAGCGCGCGTCTTCCCCCGCTGACCGAAGCCGAGGCCAAGGCGCTGCTCAAGCGCTCCAAGGCCGCCTTCGCGCGGCTCGACCGCTACATGGCAACGTTCCGCGACATCGTTGAACTCTGCATGCCGCAGCGCGATGCCATCACCGGCAAGGCCGAGGGCCAGGAACGCAACACCGCCATCTATGACTCAACCGCGTGCTACGGCACCAGCCGCTTCGCCAACCGCGTGGTGCAGGCCATGTTCCCGGCGCAGGAGCGGTGGGCGGAGCTGCGCCTTTCCGCACCGGAACTCGACGAGGCTGATGAGGCTGACCGCGAGGCGCTGCAGATCCGCCTGGAGGCGGTCAACCGGCTCATCTTCCAAGCCATCCGCGAGAGCAACTTCGACCTCGCGATCGTCGAGGCCGCGCACGACTTGGCCGCCGGCACGATGGCGCTGCTGGTTGAACCCGGCCGCGCCGCCGGCGGCTGGGGTGCTGCGTCCTTGCGTTTCCAGGCCGTGCCGATCGGCGCGGTGGCGATCGAGGACGGCCCTTTCGGCACCGTCGGCGCCGCGTTCCACAAGCAGCGCCTGGCCGCGCGGCTGATCCGCCCCACCTGGCCCGATGCGGAGCTCGACGCCGACCTTGCCCGCAAGGTCGAGCAGCGCCCCGACGACGAGGTCGAATTGCTGCACGCCACCGCCTACGACTACGACCGCCAGGCGTGGCGCATCGCCGTGCTGCACAAGACGCACGTCGTTGTCGACCGTGCGGCGCGCGCCTGCCCGTGGATCATCGTGCGATGGATGAGGACACCCGGCCAGGTTTACGGCTACGGGCCGCTGACCATGGCGCTGCCCGACATCCGCACGCTCAACAAGGCCAAGGAACTGACCCTGCAGAACGCGGCGCTGAACGTCGCCGGCGTGCACACGGCGGTGGACGACGGCGTGCTGAACCCGCTGACCATCCGCTTGACACCCGGCGCCATCATCCCGGTCGCGTCGAATGGCGGGCCGCGCGGGCCGTCGCTTGCGCCGCTGCCGCGCTCGGGCAGTTTCGACCTCAGCCAGATCGTGATCGAGGAGCTGCGCCGCGACATCCGCGCCGCGCTGTTCGACATCCCGCTGCCCGATCAGATCAGGTCAAACGTCTCGGCAACCGAAATCGAACAGCGCATGGCCGAATACAACCGCCAGACCGGCGCTTTCGGCCGGCTCTACATCGACGGCACGCGGCCGCTGATCCACCGCATCGTCGACATCCTGGACGACGAGGGCGTGCTGCCCGGCGTGTTCGACCTGCTGCGCGACGACAGCATCCGCGCCGTGCCGACCTCGCCGCTGGCGGTGATGATGGACATGGCCGAGGTGCAGACCATCGCCCGTTATGTCCAGATCGGCGCGGCCTTCGAGGCCTTCGATCCCGGCTTCATCCGCCGCGGCATCTCGACCGAGCGGCTGGCGAGCTGGCTCGCCGAGCGGCTTTCGGTGCCCGCCGTGCTGCGCATCACGGAGGCCGAGCGCAGGGCGCAGGCGCAGCAGGCGCAACAGATGCAGATGCTGGAGATGGCCGCCAAGAGCCCGGCCGTGGCGCGCGTGGCTGACAACCTCACCGATCCGCGCACGCTCGCGCGGCAGCCCACGGCGGGGTCGGCATGAACGCCACCCACGCTGACGCTGCGCGCGCCTGGCAGCAGCAGCGCGAGGATTACGAGAGCCTGGTGCGCGCCGTGTTCACCACGCCCGCCGGGCAGGCGCTGCTGCTGCACTGGAAGTTCAATCTGCTGCAAGCGCCGACCTGGCAGCCGGGCGACGACCTCGCCACCGCCGCCTTCACGGAGGGCCGCAAGGCTTTCGTGCGCGCCATTGACGCCATTGTCACACCGCAGAGGCCCCTATGACCACGACCACCACGACTGACGTCGAACAGGCCAGCGCGCCCGCTGGCCTGCTTGATCTCGCCCCCGCAACCGACGTGCCGCCACCGCCGCCCGTCGGCCACCCGCTCGCAAACGGCGCGACGGAGATCAAACCGACCGACAGCAAGCAGCCGGCGCCCAAACAAACCGCGCAGCGTCCCGAAGGCCTGCCCGATCAGTTCTGGGACGCCGAGAAGGGCGAGGTGCGGCTGGCCGAGCTGATCAAGAGCCAGGCCGATCTTCGCCGTATCGTCAGCCGCGGCGAGCACAAGCCGCCGCCGACGCCGGACGACTACAAGCTGCCGACCGGTGACACCATCCCCGCGGACCTGATCAAGCCCGACGATCCGTTGTGGAAGGCAACCTGCGCCGCCGCGCACGCGCGCGGTTTCAGCCAGGCCGACCTTGAAGCGCTGGCCAAGCCCTTCCTGGAGACGCTGGCGCAGCTGACCAAGGATGCGCGGCCGCTGAGCCCCGAGGAAGCCAAGGCGGCGCAGGAACAGGCCATGGCGGCGGAGATGGCCAAGCTCGGCGCGCAAGGCCCAGCCATGGTGCGCGGCGTCGATACCTGGCTGAAAGGGCTGGCCGCCAAACAGGTGTTGACCGCTGATGAACTTGCCGCGCTGCGCAGCGTCGGCACAGCCGATGGCGTGCGCGCGCTTGCCAAGCTGCGCGAGCTCGCGGGCGAGCGGTCGCTCGGCATCAACGCTGGCGTCGCGCCCGAGATCGGCAGCGAAGAGGAAGCGCGCGCGCTGCTGCGCCAGGGCTTCGCCGCTGGCGGCGAGCAGACCGAGGAAGGCCGCGCCCTCTTGGAAAAGGGCCGCGAGATGCTGCGCCGGCTGGAAGCGGCCGGCGTGAAGCTCGGCACCGTGCGGCAGCCGCGGTGATATACCGCGGTGCTATGACAAAATGGCTTGACAACCGCCGGTCGTTATGACTAGACCCGAGTCGGCCGCGCCAGCGGCCATCCTGCTGGTCTCTTCTTTCCTCATCACACTTGGGGCCGGCGCTGCTCCTCCGGCGCCGGCCCGTTCCAGCGGATGGCGCCGGGCCCGGCCGACCCCGCGGACAGACGCGGCCGTGCCGGCGGCGACCGGAAGCGGACGACCCCGCAGCCTGAGGCCTATCGGCCGACCAGACGGCCGACCCTCGCGGCCAGGGCCTATCGCACCGCGTGAACCCACCCACGCAAGCGAGAGGACCGAATGTCCGTTCAGCTTTCCCAGATCGCTCAAATCGAGTTCGATGAGCAGATCAAGGCGGCCTACCAGGAGGCCGGCGTGTTGCGCCCGCACGTGCGCGTGCGCACGGGCGTCGTCGGCAACACCTGCGAGTTCCGCCGCTACCTGCGCGGGGTCGCCACGCCGCGCGTGCCGCAGACCGACGTCGTGCCCATGAACATCGCCTATGCCAGGCGGCAGGCAGTGCTGACCGACTGGAACGCAGCCGAATACACCGACGTCTTCGACCAGGCGTCCACCAACGTGGACGAAAAGCCCATTGTCGCGGCAAACATCGCCGCCGCCATCGGCCGGCGCGAGGATCAGATGATCCTCGACGCGCTGGATGCCGCCAACCCCACTGTCAACATCGACACGAACGTTGGCGGCAACAACAGCGGCATGAACCTGGCCAAGCTGCGGCGCGCCAAGCGCTTCCTTGACGACCGCGCGGTGCCGCAAGGCATGCGCTGCCTGGTGCACTCGGCGGAGGCGCTGGAGCAACTGCTGAGCCTGCCGGAGGTGACAAGCTCGGACTACAACACGATCCGCGCGCTCGTGAATGGCGAGCTCAACACCTACATGGGCTTCACGCTCGCCATGATCGAAGCGCGCGAGGAGGGCGGCCTGCCGAGGACCGGCGTGCTGCGCACCAGCTTCGCCTTCGACAAGATGGCCATCGGCCTTGCCATCGGCATCGACTACCGCAACGAGGTCTATTACATCCCCGAGAAGACCTCTTGGCTCGCGAACGGGCTGTTCAAGGCCGGCGCGGTGTCGATCGACGACCTTGGCGTGGTCGAGATTCAGCACACCGAAGCCTGAGGAGGGGACTGATGCCGTTCATCCGAGCCAACTTCCAGCCGATCGGCGGGTCCCGCCCCGGCATCGGCGGCGCGCCCATGGCGTGGAGCTACAAGACCAACGACCCCATGACGACGGTGCGCGCCGTCGGCTACTTCAACGAGGTGCGCCACCTGCTGAACGTCGGCGACGAAATCAGGGTCGCCATCGTCACCAACCTCAATCAGCCCAACGAGGCGCTCTCCTCGGTGGTGCGCTGCGCGGTGATCACCAAGACCCCCACATCGGTCGACGTGACCGACGGGGTCGCCGAGCCGATCACCAACACCTGATCGGCGTATGGGCGGGAGCTTCGGCTCCCGCCCAGTTGTCGCGGAGGCGCGCATGGCACAGCAACGCCCCACCACGCAGCCCGGCGCCGCCGCCGCCCCGCAGCCGTTTGCATCCGCAATCGAGGCGCTGCGCTGGGCCTTCGCCGCCGTGCCGCGCCGTCACAATACCCAACCGCGCCCGTGCCGGCCCGTGGACGTGCTGCGCGCGGTCAAGGACGCAAACACCGCATGCGGCTTCGCCAGACCCGAGCGGCTGCTGATCCTGCGCGCGGCCTTCGGCCGGCTGAACAGCCGTGAGGCGGCCTCGCCCGCGTGGCTGCACGTGCAGCACCGCCTGACCCAACACCTCGCAGCCCGAGGCCTGGTGCGCGCCGCATGAACCACTCTCCCCACCCCAACGCGCACAGCCTGGGCCAGACCATCCGCGAGTGGGCCCCGGTGGCCGTGATCCTGCTGGGCGGGATCGCCACCTGGTTCAGCCTGGCCGCCAAGGTCGACAGGCTCGACCTGCAGCACGCCGAATGGCGGCAGCAGCACCTGGCCGCGGTCACGCAGTTGAGCACCAGGCTCGAACAAGAGCAGGCTCACCTGCGCGCGCTGACCGTAGACGTCGCGCGGCTCGCCACGCTCACCGAAGCCATCCGCGAGGAGCTGCGCCGCCAAGGCGCGCGCCAGGACCGCCTCGACCAAGAGCGCGGCCAAGCGCCGCGCGAGCGCTGATGTCGGAAACCGACATCAGCATTTGCGCCGCCGCCCTCAGCCTGATCGGCGTCGAGCCCATCACCTCCTTCGACGAGGGCACGCCCGCCGCCGCCGCCTGCGCGCGCCTCTATCCAGGGCTGCGCGCCAACCTCATGTCGATGCACACATGGAACTTCGCCATCACGGTGGCCGAGCTGGCGCGGCGCGCTGATCCGCCCACCGGCTGGGCGGCCGCCTACACGATGCCGGTGGACTTGCTCACACCGCTCGGTTTTTTCGCCGACCAATCCTTGCGCGCGCCGATCACGCGCTTCGACTGGCAGGACGGCGCGTTTGTCGCCGACCCCACAGCCGCCTGGTGCCTCTATCTGCGCCTGGTGCCCGAGAGCCTTTGGCGCCCGCCCTTCGCCCTTCTGATGCGCTACGCGCTCGCCGCCGAGCTCGCCATGCCGCTGACCGAGAAGCCGAGTGTCGCGGAGTATTGGCAGGTGCAAGCGTTTGGTACGCCGGCCGACAACCGGCGCGGCGGGCAGTTCCGCGTCGCGGCTTACGCCGACGCCAAGGAAAGCCCCGCCGTCGTGCTGCCCTCGGGCGCGTTGTTCCTGGCGCGCAACCGCATGAGCCAGCCATGGCGCTCCGCGTAAGGACCATCCAGACCAGCTTCTCAGCCGGTGAGCTTGACCCGGAGCTTGCCGGCCGGTCCGACGTCGAGCGCTATTTCCGCGGCGCCGAGCGCGCGCGCAACTGTGTCGTCCGCCCCACCGGCGGCCTGCGCCGCCGCCCAGGCCTGCGCCACATTGCCACGATCGCCGACGCCACCGCCGGCTGCCGACTGGTCGACTTCAACTTCAACGCCGAGCAGACCTATCTGCTGGTGTTCACCGCCAACACCATCCGCGTGTTCAAGGACGACGCCCTGGTGCACACGATCACCGGCACGCCCTGGACCGCGCAGCAGGTGGCAACGATCACCTGGACGCAGTCGGCCGACACGCTGATCGTCTTCCACCCCGACGTGCCGCCGCAGCGCCTGCTGCGGCAGGGGTCCGACACCAACTGGTTGCTTGGGCCACTGCCGCTGACCAACATCCCCGGCTATGACTACGGCGCAGTGACGCCGACCGGCACCATCACGCCCTCCGCCACCACGGGCAATGCCATCACGCTGACGGCGTCCGCCAGCATCTTCACCGCAGGCATGGTCGGCTGGTATCTGCGCACGACCAGCAACGCGCTGGCGCGGATCACCGCCTTCACCTCGGCCACACAAGTCACCGCCCGCGTGCTGCGCGACTTCCCCAACACCAACGCCATTCCCGCCGCCGACTGGTCCTTGCGCGAACCAGTGATCAGCACCACGCGCGGCTGGCCAAGCTGCGGCGTGTTCTATGCCGGCCGGCTCTACATGGGCGGGCTGAAGTCGCGCCCCGCCACCGTGCTCGGCTCGCGCGTCGGCGACTTCTTCAACTTCGACCCCGGCCGCGCGCTCGACGACGACAGCATCGACGTCACCATCGACACCGACCAGGTGAATGCCATCCGCTTCCTCGCCGCCACACGCCAGCTTCATGCCTTCACCTCCGGCGGCGAGCACGTGCTCGCCGGTGACAGTGATGGCGTGATCACCCCCGCCTCGGCGCGCTGGATCGAGCAGACGCGGCGCGGCGCCGTCGGCAACGTGCCGGTGGTTGAAGTCGATGGCGCGCTGCTTTTCGTGCAGCGCGGCGGCAAAGCCGTGCGCCAGCACCTGTATGACGAGGTGCAGGGCGCCTATACGAACATTGTGCTCTCGCGCCTCTCCGAGCACCTGATCCGCCAACCCGTCGACATGGCGGTGCGTAAAGGAGCCACCCGCGACGCCGCCGATCACGTGCTTGTCGTCAACAGTGACGGCACGGTTGCCGTGCTGCTGACCGAGCGCAGTCAGGAGACCGTCGCCTGGACCTTGTGGGAGACGGACGGCCTGGTGCGCCAGGTCGCCGCGCTTGACGATGGCGCGGTGTATTTCGGTGTTGTCCGAGACGGCGCTTACCGCATCGAACGGTGGGACGACGACCTGCTGGTGGATGCCGGCGTGCGCGTGACGACCGGCATGCCGCTGACCACCGTCACCGGGCTCGCGCACCTCAACGGCCTGACGGTGGCGATCGTCGCCGATGGGGCAGTGCAGCCTTCCGCCACCGTCACGGGCGGAGCCGTGACGCTGCCGCGCCCCGCGCAGCAGGAGGTGCAGGTGGGGCTGCCCTTCACCGTGCTGGTGCGCCCCATGCCGCCTGAACCACGGTTGCCCGGCGATCCCATGCTCGGGCGCAAGGCGCGCATCGTGCGCGCCAGCATGCGGGTCAACGCTTCGGGGCCCTTCACGTGCAACGGCATCGTCGTGGACGCGCGCCGGTTCGGCGCCGCGCCCAACACGCCGCTCGACGCCCCGCCGCGCCGGTTGACCGGCGATGCGCGCCTCTCCGGCCTGACCGGCTGGCAATACCGCCCCACCGTCGATATCGCGCAGGCCGACCCGCAGCCGTTCCAGTTGCTCGCCCTTTCGCTCGACATCGCCACCTGACATGGCAGAGACAATCACCGCCGCGTTGTTCGGCACTCCCGCCACCGGCGCCGCCGCAGTCGCGGCCGCCCAAGCCGGCACCGCCGCCACCGCCGGGCTGCTCGGCTACGGCGGCTCGATCACGTTGGGCGGCGTGCTCAACACGGCGCTCGCGCTGGGCTCGGCCGGACTGTCTCTCGGCGGTGGGCTGGCGCAGGCGCGCGCGTTGCAGGCGCAGTCGCAGTGGCAGGAGTTCGAAGCCGGGCAGGAGCTGCTGCGGGGAGAGCAGGAAGCCAACCGCGTGCGCGAGATGTTGCTCCGCACGCTGGCCAGCAACGCCGCCGCCCGCGCTGCGGCGGGCGTCGAGCTTTCCGGCTCCGCCCTCGATGTTGACGCCGAGGCCGCCGCCGCCGCCGAGCGCGAACTGTCCATCGTCGGCAGCAACGCCGCCGCGCGCGCCGCCGCCACGCGCGCTTCGGCTGTAGCCTCGCGCGCGGCCGCCAGCGGCGCGATGCTCAGCGGTATTGGCGGCGCGGCCGGCAGCCTGTTCAACTACGCCAGCCGCATCCGGCGGATCGGCTGATGGCGCGCAGGCGTGCACTCATCCGACAAGGCGGCCGCCCAATCGGCGTGGTCGCCGAGCTGGTCCGCGTGCCCGCGCTTGTGGGCGGCACGGCAGTGGCCGCCGCCGGCTTCGCTGCCGAGCTCAACCGGGTGCTGGAACGCCGCCTGCGCGAAGCCGAGCAGCGTGCCGAACGCGAAGGGCTGGAAGCCGGCCGCCTGGCCGGCGTCGAGGACCCGGCCGCGCGCATGGACCCCGACACGGTGCGCGGGGCCGCCTTCAACCGCGGCGCGATCGAAACGGGCGCGCGAAGGCTGGAAACGCAGCTCCGCGCGCGGCTGGAGGAGCTTGCGCGCGAGCATGCCGCCGATCCCGGCACGCTGCAGGCGCAGGCCGAAGAGTACATCGCCGGGGTGGCGCAGGCCCTGCCCAACGACCTGCGCCCGATATTCCAGACGGCGGCCGAAACGGCGCTGCGCCCCTATGTGACGCAGGCCGCGCGCGAGCAAGAGCGGGCGGTCGCCGACGAGCGGCTGGCAAGCTTCTGGGAAGCCACGCGCACGCGCCTCAACGACATCACGCGCAACGCGCGCAACGCCGCCGCCGACCCCGCCGCCGCCGCCGCGCTGCGCCAGGACCTCGACGCCCTGCGGCTGGACCTGGTGGCCATGGGGCCGCGCACCGCCTTCACGTTCCGTGGGCAGCGCTACGAGGCCGACCCGACGCGCGCGGGCGCGATCAGCGTGCTGGAGATGGAGCGGCAGCTCGCCGCCATCGAGCGTGAGACGGCCGAACAGGCGGCGCTCGGCGCCTATGAGCGCGGTCCGCGCACCAACGCCTGGATCGACGGATGGGTGCGGCGCGCGCGGCAGCTCGGCGTGCCGGGGCTCGATCAGGACGGCATCGACCGTGTTGAAGCGCGCATGCGCACGGACGCCACCCGCCGCGAGCACGAGGCCGAACGCGCGGCCGCGCGCGCCGAGCGGCGCGAGATGGCGCGGCTTAGGCTGCTCGGCCGTGCGATCACCGAGGCCGAGCGGCTGGCGCGCGCGGGCTACATGCCCGCCAATATCGACCAGCTTGCCGAGGCCGCGGCCGGCACGGAGCTGGCCGACGCCGTGCGCGACGTGCGCGAAACCGCGTTGCAGGTGCAAAGCTTCCGCTTGCTGCCCGCCGCGTCGCAGATCGGCGCCATCCGCACGCTTGAGGAGCGGCTACGGGCAGGCGCGGGCACGGCGCGCGATGTGGCGCAGCGCGATTTGTTTCTCAGCGTCTTCACCGCGCAGCAGCGCGCGGCCGAAGCGGATGCGTTGTCAGCCTACGCCACCTCGACCGGCGCCATCCTGCCGCCGCTCGACTTCAGCAACCCTCAGAGCCTGAACGACCGCGTGCGGCTGGCCGAGGAGGCCGCCGTGCACTTTGGCCGCCCCGCCGCGCCGTTCACCGCCGCCGAGGCCGGAGAGCTCGTCGCGCGCTTCAACGAGGCGCGCACGCCGCAAGAAATGGCCGCCGTGCT